GGAACGGCACCGGTGTGCGGACCACGAAGCGAAGCCGGAGACCGCGACGAGTGAGTGACCTTAAGCCACCCGGTTCTTTCAGTGGCGGCCCGATCGAAGACTTCGCGGAGGGCTGGGCGCTGATTCCATTCGTCGGTGATCGCGGTCACTACTGGCGCGAGATCACTCCGGGTCTCAAAAGACAGCACATCGTCATCGACGACGACGTGCGTGTGTACCGGTCGCTCTGCGGCGTCACCGCAAGAGCTACATCACGAGCGAGAGCGATGAACGTCGGAAACTGGCCGAGGTGTATCGCGATCCATGCGCGCACTGCACGCACCGCGAGACGGCTTTCGACAAGGCAACATGCCCCACCTTCGGCCGCACCTTTCCACGCTGCACCAGCACACCGGGGCTTCAGTTTGAGCCCGATCACGCGACGCTAAACAGGGGTAAGCCATGACGCCCGATATTTTCAACTACGCCGACCGGGCTGGGTTTCTGGAGCGTCTGGGTTCGCTGGCTGGGAAAACGACTTACCGCGAGCCGGGCGGCGGCGGATCGCCCTACAGCGCCCGCATGATGACCACCGACAACGCCATGACTTTGGCGCTATCTTTCGCTCGCCTTGACAAGCGCGACGTAGGGCCGGAGATCGTCTATAGCATCGCCACCAGCTGTCCGCATCGACGCGAACAGGTCGTGGCATGGCTGGCGATCAAGATCCTGCGCGATGCCGGACCGAAAGGACGCAAGGCGCAGAACCACATCAACATCCTCGCGCAGCACTGCTACGAGATGGTCGTGTTCGGAAAGCAAGCGACGCGACTACCGTCACGACTTCCGGTGTGCTGGGACGAATTGCGCAACATCGGCATAGGCTGGTTGTGGATGCAGGCCGAGTCCACGATTGAGCGTGCGGAGCGCGCATACCGGGACGAGTCGGTTGCAGATCGTCGCCAGACGAAAACGCCATCTGACGCCGTTTCGACCTATTGACAACGCGAAAACGCGTGATAGCGTGCGATTGTCCACGAATTGCCACCAAAGCCTCGCCCTCACCGGCGGGGCTTTTTCGTTTCATCTTGCCGCATCGCTCTTGGTGACAAATGCCGGACAAAGGCCCTTGGCGGCGATCCGGCGCGGCATTTAATTTTGTAGGAATTACTCCATGCCTCGTATCACCGCAGACCAAGCAGGTGGTGCGAACCGGTGCGCATTCTTGGACGCGATCGCGGTCTCGGAGCTTACCGAGGGATTGCTTCAGCACTCGGACGATGGCTACGACGTCCTGGTCGGGTCGACCGCTACGGCACCATTGCTGTTCGACAGCTATGCCAAGCACCCGAACGTGTTCAATCGTCGTTTCAACAGCACGGCGGCAGGTCGGTATCAGGAGCTCTATCGCAACTGGCTGGCCTACAAGGACATCCTGCAGCTGCAGGACTTCGGGCCATTGAGCCAAGATTTGATGGCGCTTCAGCAGATCCGTGAGTGCAAAGCGCTACCGCTGATCGATGCGGGCGACTTCGCGGAAGCGATCACAGCAGTTGCGCACATCTGGGCATCACTGCCAGGTGCCGGCTATGGCCAGCACGAGAACCAGATGGCTGATCTTCAACGTGCCTATGTGACAGCAGGCGGAGCATTGGCATGACCGAACCCGTCTCCAGCATCCTCGGGGTGAAGCTGGGCACCACGATCGCGGGCTTCGCCGGCGGTGTCGTGTCGCTGGCATTCGTTCAGGGCCTCTCACGAGTTCAGGGCGTCATGGCTGTCGTGGTCGGCATGTTGACCGCAGCCTATCTCACGCCGCTGGTGGTGGAAAAACTGAGCATCACGCCGGAGCTGCAGAGCGGCGCAGCGTTCGTCATCGGCCTGTGCGCCATGTCGATCATCCCGATCATCAAGAAGGCCGTCCCATCGGCCGCATCGCTGATTGCTGGCCACTACAACGCGTCATCCGATCCAACACAGGGGAAAGGAGGCGACAAATGAACCTACTCAACCTGCTCGACATCGTGATGCTGTTTGCCGTGCTGGTCTGCGGCTTCGAAATCGTGCGACTGCTCAACCCGATGGACTCGCCATGGAAGACCGTCGGCTTCGTGCTGATCACCATCGGCAGCTTCGGGTGGATCAACTACGACCTCACCGGACACCCGGTCGCCTGGTACGCCGTGATGCTGCATGGCGGCTTTGCGATCTGCTCGGTGATGATCATGCACAACCATCATTTACGCCGGCGCAGCACAGATCACCTGATCTCTGCCAAGACGCTGCGCTATCTCGCGACCCATAGGCACCGCTGATGCTCACCTCGCTGCTCGAAGCTCTGCTCGGCGCGCTGATCGGCCCGCTGGTGAAATGGCTGGAAGGTCGCAAGACGCAGCGCGCGATAGCCACCCAGCAGCAGGCGCAAGCCAGCGCATCGCAGGGTGCGGAAGCGGCACAGGTACAGGTCGAACAAGCGAGGCAGACCAATGAAGCGGATGTGGATCGTGTGCGCGCTGATGCTGATCAGCCTGATGGCCTGCAGCAGCAATCCGTCGATGTCAACGCCGCCATCGCTGAAGCTAACCGTGTCGTGCGGTGAGCGCGTTCCTTTCGAGGCTCTTCCGCACTACCCCGCTGGACCAGTTCACGCCGCCGACCTCGCCGAAATCAAGGCCTACAGTGCCGCCCAATCGGTCTGGGCCGTCACCGTCGCCGGCATCGTCCAGCGCAACAGCATCAAACGTAACGCCACGGCTACCTGCCTCGACGCACTACGCGCCGATGGCCTCATCTACTGACCCGGAGACCACCACCATGCAGATTTTCGCCCTCATCCTCGGCTTCATCACCCAGCTGCCCGGCATCATCAAGCTCATCGATCAGATCGTGCTGAGCGTCGAGGCTGCGTTCCCCGCCGCCAGTGGCAGCCAGAAGCTGGCCGCCGCCACCGCGAAGATCAATACGATCCTGTCCGTGGCCTTGACCGACTCGCAATCGCTGAGCACCGTGTCTGCCATTATCGCGCCGCTGGTGAATTCGTCCGTGGCCGCGTTCAATGCCGCTGGCGTGTTCCCGAAGGCTGCTGCCGCGACCGCAGCGCCGACTGCCGCAGCCTAAGCCATGCTGACTTGGATCCTCACCACTGCGTTCGTGGTGGTGGCGATCTTCGTGCTGCTGTGGATATGGCACGAGATCCGCATGGACCGGCTCGCCGAGCAGGATCGCAACGAATGGGCTGAGCTGACTCGGCCATTCGATGAGCGGTTGCCGCCGAGGAACGACCTGTGACCAGCGGTGTCGTGCTTGATCGTGCTGCGCTGGTGCCGCTGATATGCGGGCGCATAGCCAAGGGCGAGCCGCTGGCCGCGATCTGTCGCGACATCGGTATCTCCCGGCGCACAGTCAATCGGTGGCGGGAAGAAGACGAGGCGATCGCCGAGCAGATGCAGGACGCTCGCGACGACGGATACGACGTGCTGGCGCAGGAATGCATCGCTATCGCAAACACCCCAGTCGAGGGCGAAGAAACTAAATATGACGCCTCCGGCGCGCTGATCGAGCGGAAGGTTTGCGACATGCTCGGCCACCGCAAGCTGCAGATCGAGACGCGCCTAAAGCTGCTGGCGAAGTGGGATCCGAAGCGGTACGGCGACAAGCAACAGCTCGAACACACGGGGCCCGGTGGCGGCCCGATCCAATCCATCACATCACCGTTGTCCGCTGATGAACTTCGCACCATCGCCGCAGGAATGACCGACAAGGTCTAGCCGTGGAGTTCAGCGCGAAAGAACGCTATGCCGCGGCAGCGATGGCGCAGGAGGATCTGTATTTCTTCAGTCGCTGGATGTTTCTGCAGCGTCGCGGGTATCAGTGGATTCGCGGTCAACATCACAAGGTGTTGTGCGATGCGCTTATGCGCGTGTTCAACGGCGAGTGCAAGCGCCTGGTCATCAACATTCCGCCGCGCTATTCGAAGACCGAATTGGCGGTGGTCAATTTCATCGCGTGGTGTCTGGGCAAGGTTCCGGATGCCGAGTTCATCCACACCAGTTATTCGGGTCGCCTCGCCAGCAATAACGCTTGGCAGGCTCGCGAACTGGTCAGCAGCAACGAATACCGGGAAGTGTTCCCGAACACCCTGCTGCGTGGCGACAGCGCGGCGAAGGATGAATGGAGAACCACCGAGGGCGGCATCGTCTATGCGGTCGGCGCTGGCGGCACGATCACCGGCTACGGCGCCGGCAAGCACCGGCCGAGCTTCGGTGGCGCGATCCTGATTGATGACCCACACAAGGCCGATGAGGCCCGCAGCGACGTCATCCGCAGCGGCGTCATCGAGTGGTTCCAAAACACGCTGGAGAGCCGCAAGAACGATCCGCAGAACACCCCGATCATTGTGATCATGCAGCGCCTGCACGAGAACGATCTGGCGGGGTGGTTGCTGGGCGGTGGCAACGGCGAGCATTGGGAGCATGTCTGCCTGCCGGCAATCACCGAACAGGGCGATGCGCTATGGCCGGAGAAGCACGACATCGGCGAGTTGCGCCGGATGCGGTCGGCGTCGCCCTACACCTTCGCCGGACAGTACCAGCAATCACCGGCGCCGCTGGAAGGCAACGTCATCAAGCCCGACCAGATCGGGATCATTGATGCGCTGCCGGTGGACGAGCATATCGAATGGGTGCGCGGTTGGGATTTGGCGTCGACGGTGCCCAGGGTCGGAAGTGATCCGGATTGGACCGTGGGCGCAAGGTGTGGCCGTGGCAAGTCGGGCAGGTTCTACCTCGCCGATATAACGCGTTTGCGCGGCGGCCCGGATGAGGTCGAAGCGGCACTCAAGAACGCAGCAAGTCGAGACGGCATCGGCACGCGAGTATCTCTTCCGCAAGACCCGGGGCAGGCGGGTAAATCGCAGGTGCTGTACCTGACGCGAAATCTGGCCGGCTACCGCGTCACCTCAAGCCCGGAAACGGGTGACAAGGTGACGCGCGCGGAACCGATGGCAGCGCAGATCAACGTGGGCAACATGAGCATGCTACGGGCGCCGTGGAATGACGCGCTGATCGCCGAGATGCGGATGTTCCCCAACGCCGCGCACGACGACCAGGTCGACGCATTGAGTCGCGCGTTCGCCGAACTGATCCGGCCACCCGCGCCGGCACGATCCACTCCACTGATCCACATGGGCCGATAACGCATGTTCGACACGATTCAGTCGCTGATCCCGCGCGACACCGATCTGCCGATGCGTGCGTGGCGTCTGGATGTGCTGTCGCGCGTTCTTGATGGCACGATCTACAACGTACTGCAGTATCCATTCCACACCGAATACAACGAAGCCAAGGAGTACGTGCCGATCCACCAGCGCAAGCCGTCGGTGCGCACGGGATTGATTCGCACGGTGGTCGATGACAGCGTGTCGCTGCTGTTTTCCGAGGGACATTTTCCGTCGATCCAGTGCGATGACGATGACGTCAAAGACGCACTGAATGCGGTCACGAAGGACGCCAAGCTGAACCTCGCGCTGATCGATGCGGCGACACGCGGGTCAGTCGGTAGCGTGGCGATCCTGCTGCGCTTCCTCTCGCGTCGCGTGTTCGTGTCGGTGCTCGATACCCGCTATCTGACGCCGGCATGGAATCCGCAGGAACCGGACAAGCTCGTGAGCGTCACGGAGCTGCGCAAGGTCAACGGCAAGCAGCTGGCAGCAGCAGGCTACGCGGTCAAGCCCGATGCGCAGACGTACTGGTTCCAGCGCGTGTGGGACGCCGATGCCGAGACATGGTTCCAGCCATGGAAGGTGGCGGACGACAAGAGCAAGCCGGTCATCGACAAGGTACGCACGGTGCGCCATGGTCTCGGCTTTGTCCCCGTGGTCTGGGTCAGGAATCTACCGGGCGGCGACGACATCGACGGCGAGCCGACGTTCCAAGATGACGCGATCAACACCATGATGGAGGCTGATTACCAGCTCAGTCAGGCGGGCAGGGGGTTGCGTTACAGCTCCGACCCGACACTACTGCTCAAGGAGCCATCGGGCACCGACGGCAAACTGGTGCGCACCGCGTCGAACGCGATCGTGGTGGACAAGGACGGCGACGGCAAGCTGCTGGAAATCAACGGAACCGCCTCCGAAGCGGTCATCAAGTACGTCGAGAAGCTGCGCGAGTTTGTGCTGGAGCGTCTGCACGGCAATCGCAGCAGCGCCGACAAGCTGAGCGCCGCACAGTCGGGCCGGGCGCTGGAGCTGATGCACCAGGCGCTGATCTGGCTGGCAGACAAGCTGCGCGCCAGCTATGGCGAGGGTGCCTTGCTCGACGTGTATCGCATGATCGTCGCCGGCAGCCAGCGCTACCCGCTGCACATCAATGGCGTGGAATTCGGCAAGCTCACCGCGTCCGCTGCATTGTCGCTGACATGGCCGGCATGGTTTCCGCCGACCGCCGGTGATCGCAACACCATCGCGCAGGCGATCAGCTCGCATGTCGAAAGCGGCACGATGAGCGCGCAGACGGCCGTCTCCACGATAGCCGCCGACTACGACATCCCGGACGTTGCGGCCGAGCTGGCATTGATCGACGCCGAGCGCAAGCAACGCATCGCCGAACTGCCGGCGCCGCAAAGCAAGATCACCGACACCGAATAACCGCACCGGGCAGACGCTCGATGCATCCCCTGCCGGCGTGATGCCGGCTTACACGATGGAGACCAGCTGATGCTGATCCGCAGATACAGCGGCGCGCGATTGCGCCTTGAAGAAAACGACGGCGAGGGCAATCAGGGTGGCGGCGGTAAAAACCCGGAGCCGGAAACCTTCAGCAAGGAATACGTGCGCGAGCTGCGCGCGGAGAACAAGGGCTGGCGCCTGAAGGCGTCAGAACAGGAGGCCGCTGCCAAGGCTGCCACCGAGTCCGCGAAGAAAGCGGCTGACGACGCGCAGGCGTCCATCGCCGAGCACACCAGCAAGTCCGACCAACGCATCATCCGCGCCGAATTGAAGGCGCTGGCCGTGAAGGCCGGCATCGTCGATCTGGACGGCCTGAAGCTGGTCGAGCTGGGCGATGTGAAGCTGGACGACAAAGGCGAGGTGATCGGTGCGGATGCGCTGATCGACACGCTGAAGAAAGCCAAGCCGTACCTGTTCGCCGCGCCCAGCAGCAGCAGCACCGCGACACTACCCGGCAAGGATCCACCGGCTGCAAAAAAGGCCACGGAAATGACCAAAGAGGAATACGCGGTCGAACGGGCGAAGCTCCTCGGCAAGCGGTAACGGCATCGCACTACCCATCGGGGCCAGACGCCCAGGGGATGAAAACAACCATCACCTGATCGGAGTCACACACCATGGGTATCCAGAACTTCCCGGCTGCGCTGCAGCCCATCATCCAGCAGGGCTATCTCGATCGCGAGTTCGAAGAGAGCCTGAAATCCAAGCTGGGTTTCCGCGCCATCGCCGACCGCGAGTCGTTTGCCAACAGCATCGGCGAGACCATCACCAAGACCCGTCGCGGCCTCAAGGCGGCGGCCAGTACGCCGATGAATCCGTCGACCAACACCAATCTCGACAATGGTCTGACGCCCACCGGCTGGACCGTCGAGCAGTACCAGCTCGCGATCAACATGTACGGCGATTCGATCGACCTGAACATGGTGACCTCGCGCGTCGCCATCGCTTCGCAGTTCCTGCAGAATGCCAAGGTCAACGGCGAGCAGGCGATGCGCACGCTGGACGTGCTGGCCCGTGATGCGCTGTACAACGCGTATCTGGGCGGCAATACCCGCGTGGTGACCACGTTGGGCGCGCCGGGTGTCACTGTCGCCGTGGACGACATCCGTGGCTTCCAGACCGTTTTTGTCAACGGTCAGCTGGTGGCGGTCAGTGGCTCCAATACGCTGTCGGTCACGGTGGGCGCGGACGTCTACACCCTGACCGGTGCCACGCCGGACGGCTCCAACGTCTCCACTGCGCCCAACGGCATCAGCGGCACGCTGACCTTCAGCGGCAACGTCACGGTGGCCGATGCCACGGCCGCCAATGCCGTGAAGGCGGCCGTCGCACCGTCGGTCATTCGACCGAATGCCCGCGCCACCACGGCAGCGATCACCACCGGCGACAAGTTGGCGATGCTCGACATCCTGTCCGGCGTCTCGCAGTTGCGTGACAACGGCGTGCCGGACGTCGGCGGTGCCTACAACTACTACGGCGACAACACGCAGATCCTCGGTCTGTTTTCCGATGCGAACTTCCAGACGCTGTATCGCGGCGCCTACGGCTCGGCGGAATACCGCGATGGCCAGGTGTTCGAACTGCTGGGTGCCCGCTTCGTCCCGACCAATCTCGCCCCGCAGCAGACGCTGGCCGGCAAGAAGATTCGCCGCGGCATCCTGTGCGGTGCCGGTGCGCTGGTCGAGGGTGATTTCGAAGCCGTCGGCTATTCGGACGTGGGCGACAGCGACAGCCTGAAAACCATCGTCGACGAGGTTTGCATGGTCACGCGTGAGCCACTGGATCGTCTGGGCCAGATCATCGCGCAGTCCTGGTACTGGATCGGCGGCTTCAGCGTGCCGACCGATACCACCGCGAACCCGAACGTGATCCCGACCGCAAGCAATAGCTACTACAAGCGCGGCGTGGTGTTCGAGTCCCTGTAAGTCACCCGAGTGGGCGCCGGCTGAGGCTGTCGCTCACTCTTTGTTCCGTGATCGGAGACACTGATGGCAAAGAATAACGACGAGACGCCGCAGGCCGAGACGCCCAAGGCGAAAGAGGTGACGGTGCGCCTGACGGCGCCGCACGGCTTCTACGACGAGGATGGCAACCTGCGTTTCTGGCATGCCGGACACAAGGTATCGGGTGACGACGCGCGCCTGCTGATCGATCGCGGCGCACCGGTTGAGGAACTGCCGTAATGGCCTTCACGGACGCCGAAAAGACCGACATTCGCCGGTTCTGTGGTTACCCCGTTTTCGGTGGTCAGCCCGTGCAGGCGTTCGGGCATCGCTTTTTCAAATGGTACGGCACACTGGAATTCCGACTGAACAATTTGCAGGCGGGCGAGGAGACGGTGATCCGCACGACGTACCTCGCCAATCTCGCCACGCTGGAAACAGCGATCCCTGCCGCCAGCGCGAACCTCGACACCGATCAGGCGGCGGTGTGGACGCACAACAAGAACGAGCAGCGTGATCGTGAGCGGTTGTTCGATAGCTGGCGCAAGCGGCTGTGTGACTTTCTCGGCGTGCCACCGGGGCCGAACTTCGGCGGCAGCAGTAGCACGCTGGTGATGACGGTCTGATGGACGGCGCCACCCTGCAGGCTCGCATCTACGCGGGCTACGCGAAGGCGGCGCTGCGCATCGGGCTGAGCTTCAGCCAGTACCGACCGACCGCGGCAGCGGCTCCGATCACGGCGCCGTACCTGCTGCGCTCGCTGCTGGCCAGCTTCAATGCGATGGATTTCAAGTACGGGCGTCCGAACCTGTACGGCAAGGCGACGTGGTATTGCATCGCCGATGGCACGCTGCTGCAGGTCGGCGACTACCTGACTGGCAACGGTTCGACCTATTTCATCGCCGCGATGCAGCCGCTGCTGCCGATCCTGGTGGTGGAGTGCAATCGCACCGTGACGCTCTACCGTCCGCAGCAACAGACTGGCGTCGGCGCCGTCGGCTACGGCGGCAACACGGCGGCAAACGAGACCGTGCTGGCGTCCGGCTTCCCGGCGTCGGTGTTGCAGGGCACCAAGGGCGAGCATGGCGACACCAGGCTCCCCGGCGACGTGCGTAACCCGTGGTGGTCGGCACTGCTGCCCAACATCCCCGGCGGGATCACCCTGCGCACGAATGACGTCATGACGGACGAAACGGGCCAGCGCTACACGCTGTCCAGCGCGGAGCAGACCGATCTGGGCTGGCGCCTCACCGTTATGCAGGCGGAAACCTGATGTCTGACGTCTCCGATGTTTCCGCCGCACTCGTCGGGCTGATTGCGCAAGCGCTGTACCCCAACGGTACCGCGCAGCCATCGGTGACCGGCTACCCGACCGTGATCTACGCCGGCTGGCCGACGTCCTCGCAACTGGACGCTGATCTGGCCGGGTTTTCCAACGGGCTCGGTGGCCGGTTGCATGTAACCGTGTTTCCGACACCGACCGAAAAGCGCGACCCGCCGTACCGCACGCAATGGGAAGAGTTGACCGTCACCGCTCCCACTCTGACCGCGACGATCACCGGCCAGACCGTGACCATCGGCGGCACCGTGGCGACACCGCAGAACGTGGCGCTGATTATCGACAACGCGGCCTATGTCTACGCCGTGCAGCCGACTGACACGCTGACCACGATTGCCACTGCGCTGGCGGCCCTGGTGGCCGGCGCGAGCAACACCGGGGCTGTCATCACCATCCCGGCAGGCGCGGCGATCCGCGCGGCCCGCACCGGCGCTGGCGGCACGATGCAGCGTGAGATCAGGCGCCAGACGCGCCGCATGCAAATCACGGTATGGGCTGACACACCGGCCAACCGCGATGCGACGGCGGTCGCGGTGGATGTCGCCCTGTCCGCCATCGAGCGGATGACGATGCCTGACCAGACGCAAGCTCGCCTGCTGTACGAGGCTAGTCACCAGATCGACGACCAGTCCAAGGCCAATCTGTACCGGCGCGACATGCTGTATTCGGTCGAGTACAGCACCACGCAGACCGTTACTGCCACCACCGTCATTGTCGGCGAAGAGTCGTCCGGCGCTGGCGAGCTTTCCGCAACTTTCTCCATCTCTCCCATCACTGGCGATCTTTCCGTGACCATCCCGGACGGCTACACCGGGCCCACATTCTTCATCGACGCAAACGGCAACCTTGAGATGACCACCCCATGACCGCTACCAATCTCGGAAAGGTCGCCATTACCCCACGCGGCGCGTACAACTCCGCCGCCGCCTATGCCTTCTTGGACGCCGTCACCTACGGCGGATCCAGCTATCTGGCGCTCAAGTCGATCACTGGCGTCACTCCCGCGAATGACGGGGTGAACTATCAGCTGCTGGCTTCGCAGGGAGCGGACGGAGCCGCAGGAACGAACGGCGGCAATGGCGCAAATGGGAACACGATCCTATCCACCACGGGAGCCCCTTCCAGTAGCACGGGAAACAACGGCGACTATGCCGTTGATCCGGCCGCGCAATTGATCTATGGCCCGAAATCTGGCGGTGCATGGCCTGCTGGCGTGAACTACAAAGGAGATACGGGTGCCACGGGTGCGGGCGGTATGACCAACCCGATGACCACTGCCGGTGACATGATCGTAGGCGGCGCGGCTGGCGCTCCAACACGCGTAGCGATCAGCACGAATGGATATGTGTGGACGATCACCGGTGGCGTGGCTGGATGGGCTCCTGCCGCATCGGGCGCAAGCCCATATATCATCGACAGCTACAGTGGCACGCCGCCGCCGATTGGTGCCGGCGCTACCAACGCTATCGTGATCGGCGCGGGTGCGTCAGGAACGGCAGGATTTACCGATACGATCGCGGTAGGTCGATTCAGCCGCGCGACGGCCAATAATTCCATAGCCATAGGTTTCGGCGCGATCATCAATGGCGGAGTTTCCGACTCATCCAATTCGGTAGCCATGGGGCCAAGCGCTTACGTAGATGGAGTCATAAGAGGCACAGCGATCGGCAGCAGTGCGTACGTCAGCCATGACAACGCCGTAGCGCTCGGCAACGCCTCACAAACCCAGCAGAACAACTCCGTTTCCGTAGGCACGCCAGCCGCGACAAAGACGATTACCTGCGTGAAAGCTGGCACAGCCCCAACTGACGCCGCCACGGTAGGTCAGCTCTGCGGCACCGACATTACCGGCACGCCGACCCGGCTTGGGCAGTTGGCTGTTTCGGGTGGTCTTGGCTACATGGCGGTCGGCACCACCAGCAGCGCCGATTGGAAGCAGGTGACCAACTGATGCGCCGCGCAAAAGTATGGGCGCTGCTGATCGGCAGTTGTGCATGCGCCGCAGCTTGTGCGGGCGAGATCACGTTCAGCGGCTCGATCGTGGTGGATCCTTCGCAATCGTCCGCCAGCACCACCGTGGAGGCGCTGCTTTCCGGCCCTCAGGGCGATGCGCTGCTCACCTACTTCACCGGCTACGCAGGCGCCAGTGCGCGCCTCGTCACCACCACGTATCAATGATCATCAACTACCAGTGAGGCTCGCCATGTCCCTGACCGTCATCCATCCCTTCGGCGCCTACCAGCCCGGCGACGTGATTCCTGCTGCTGATGAGGCCGCCATCCTCGCCTCCGAAAGCGCCCCGAACGTGGTGTCGTCGAGCGCACCCGATGTTGCCGCTTCGGATGCCGAGAGTGAGCCCGTTCCGGAACCGATTCCCGAGCCCACCGAACCCGCACTGCCATCCGATCCGGCCGCCGATGTCGCCGCTTCGGATGCCGACCCTTCCTGACCCGCCCTGTCGGGCTTCTGACCCCGGAGTAACACCATGTCCCAGATTACCCAGCAGGGCGCACTGAATACCACCGCGCTGATCGTGCCCGACCTGTATGTGCAGATCGTGCCACCCTCCGTTGCGTTGCTCAACGGCGTACCCAGCAACGTCCTTGGTCTTGTCGGCACCGCCGCATGGGGCCCGGCCAATGCACCGACCACCGTCGCCAACATGGCCGACTATGCGCGTCAGTTCGGCGCGATCCAGAACCGCAAGTATGACCTCGGCACCGCGGTGGCTGCTGCCGTGATGCAGGGCGCCAACAACTTCCGCTGCGTGCGTGTCACCGATGGCACCGATGTCGCGGCGACCGCCACGCTGAACAACGGCGCGGTGGCCTCGATTACCCTCGCCGGCACCCTGACCGGCTACACCACGGGCGCCACGATCGCGCTCGGTGCGCCACCGGCTGGCGGCGTTCAGGCGACGGCCATCGTCAATGGCATCGGCTCGCTGACCACCGTCACGATCACCAACCCCGGCAGCGGCTACACCGTTGCACCGACCGCCACCGTCACGCCCGTTTCCGCGGGCACCGGCGCCACGGCAACCGCAGCCCTGTCCGTGGCTGGCGCGGTGCTGACGGCGAAGTACACCGGCACGCTCGGCAACTCCGTGCAAGCGGTGCTCGCCAACGGCAGTCAGTCCGGTACGTTCCGCCTCACCGTCGCCATTCCCGGCCAAGTGCCCGAAGTGTTCGACAACATCGGCGCGGGTCTGTCCGGCAATGCGTTGTGGATTGCCATCGCCAATGCCGTCAACAACGGCTTGAGCGGGCTGCGTGGCCCCTCGCAGATCGTGGTGGCCACGGCAGGTGCGGGCACCTCGGCGCCGGCTGTCGGCACGGCCGGCCAGACGCAAGTGTTCGCCGCGGGCACCGATGGCGCGACCACCATCACGGCGTCCGTGCTGCTCGGGCAGGACACCGTACCGCGCAAAGGTCTGTACTCGCTGCGCAACACCGGCGCGAGCGTGGCAGCGCTGGCCGATGCTGACGATTCCACCACCTGGAGCGCACAGAACGCCTACGGCTTGTCCGAAGGCACTTACATGGTGCTGACCGGTCCCGCTGGCGACACCATCGCTGCAGCGGTTGCCGCCAAGGCATCGGCCGGCATCGACAGCTACGCCAGCAAGCTGCTGCTCGGCGACTGGGTGTACTTCAACGACGTGACCAACGGCGTCACCCGTCTGATTTCGCCGCAGGGTTTCGTCGCCGGCCGTCTGGCGAACCTCGCCCCGCAGGAATCGAGCTTGAACAAGCCGCTGTATGGCGTGGTTGGCACCCAGAAGAGCTACCAGAACCTGGTCTATTCGACCGCCGACCTGCAGCAGCTCGCGCAAGCGGGTCTGGACGTGATCGCCAACCCGATCCCGGCCGGCAACAGCTTCGGTGTCCGCATCGGCCACAACACCAGCTCGAACTCGACGACCAGCGGCGACAACTACACCCGCATGACCAACTACGAAGCCTCGACGTTCGCGGCGGGCTTGGGCTTGTTTATCGGCAAACTGCAATCGGCGCAGACCAATGACCCGCTGCGCCGGCAGGTGAAGACCACGCTGGATGCGTTCCTGCAGGCTCAGCAGGATCAGCGGCAGGTGGACGACTTCAGCGTGCAGTGCGACCTCACCAACAACCCGCCGAACCGGATCGCGCTCGGCTACCTGCAGGCGGACGTGAAGGTGCGCTACCTGTCCGTGGTCGAGAAGTTCCTTCTCAACATCGAAGGCGGCCAGTCCGTGACGATCACCCGCCAGCAGACCACCCCGGCCTGACGCTCTCCCCCAACCCCGTTTCCTGACGCCCCTTCACCGGGGCTTTTTTTATGCCCTGACGGCTCCCTCGCGGAGCCGTTTTCATTCGGAGATCGCTCATGCCCGCCACCAATGGCTTCACCGTCGGCCGCGATGTTTTCATCGACCTGACCCTTTCCACCGGGCCGCTGCGCCTGCCCACGACCACCACCGGCTTCGATGCCAAGCAGGAAACCAAGGAACTGACCTCGCACGGACTGGACGGCGTGAACCGTTTCGCCGAACTGCCGGCTGGCTGGAAAGGCTCGGTCGAAATGGACCGATCGGACAGCGTGATCGACGACTACTTCGCGCAGATGGAAGCGGACTACTACGCCGGCAAGATCACCAACCCGGCCACGATCACCGAGACGATCAGCGAGGCCAATGGATCGGTGTCGCAGTATCGCTACATCGGCGTGGTCTTCAAGTTTCAGGAGGCCGGCAAGAAACGCGGCGATGACAAGGTAGCCCAGACCATCGGCTGGTCGGCCTCCAAGCGCCTGAAGGTGCTGTGATGGATGAGCAAGCCGTAAAGCTCACCCTGACGCCGAGTGAAGAACTGATTGCCAAGGCGGCAGCCGAACAGGTCGTGACGGATGCCTCCGGACGCGTCATCACCCTGCGCAAGCCCGGCGTGCTGGCGCAATACCGTCTGGTCGAGATGCTGGGCGAGTCGGCAAAAAATCAGGTCTACATGGGCATGGTGTTGCCGCTGCTGTACGTGACCGGCATCAACGACGACAAGCTGCCGGCGCTGTCCACCAAGCGCGAGGTTGAGGCACTGATCCAGCGCCTGGACGAGGCCGGCATCGAAGCGGTGATGAAGGGCGTGCAGGAAAACTTCGGCGCACCCGATCCGGAAGCGGACAAGGCCGCGTTAAAAAACTAGCCACCGCCGCGCCCATCCGCGAATGCCTGTGGCTGGTTCGCGGCGGTATCCCGTTCGATGTGGCCTTCCAACTCGACGACGTGACGCGCGCCGCATGGTGCATCGTGTTTAGCGAGATGGAAGGCAGTACGTTTGACTGGTCAACGATGCAGTTTGCGAAGGACTGAGCCATGCGATCGTTCGACAGCTTCGGGGCTTTCGCGGTGCATCTGATGGAACGTGAAGTGGCGACGGTGGTGGCGCTACAGACCGGGCTGCACCACGTCGCCAAGGCCATCGAAACCAGTGCAAAGGCGGAGATCGGCCAGTACCAGGCATCGGTCGGCCCGTTCCCGGCATGGGAAGCGCTCGCGGACAGCACGGAGGCGGAAAAGGCCCGGTTAGGGTACGAGCCAGATGCCCCGTTGCTGCGAACCGGCGACTTGCGCGACTCGATCACACACCGAGTGGAAGGTTTTGAAGCGGCCATCGGCTCGGAAGACCAGGTCATGGTCTATCACGAGTTCGGCACCACCAAGATGCCGCCGCGTCCCGTACTGGGGCCGGCAGCGATCCACAACAAACACCGAATCGAGAAGATCGTGGGAGCTGCCTTGATGGCGGGTCTTGTGGAGGGCGATGTCATCCACGAGGGGCTCGGGTACGGGTTCGAGACGAAGTGAGGCCACTTCAGTACGCCTTCGAGCATCGCCCTGTGGCAGCCCAGAACATCAATTTCCCAGTTGGATTCTGACCATTTTCATCAGCAACCGGGAAACGTCCCTTCCGGCGAATGAACTCCTCGATATCGGGTTCGTCGCTCGTCCCAATAAGTCCACTCATACCGCACGGCATGTCCTTTGGCGCCACCCCTTCAACATATATGTCGTAAACCACGTCACCAGGCCTCTCCCCATCCTGAGGGCCAAGAAATTCAACGGTATCAACGGCCACGAGCGTGATGTGTAGACCGTGTTCCTGCAGAAGCTTTTCGATGGGCTCGTGATTGAAGGTGCGGAATCCATACATGGCGTCGAAGATGTCGCCGGGGCTGTCATACGTCCCCGGTTTGTAAGCCGGGGTGGCCGCCATCACGGGGAGCGACGCGCAAAGCAAGAGTCCGAAAACGAGCCATCGAAAGCGATTCACAGCAGCGCCACCAGAAAAGCCAGCATCGCAGCTATCACCGCAAACAAAATGATCATCCAGAAGAGCGACAACGCTCCGATGGCAATCCGCATGTCGAGCGGCAACGCGCGGCTCTTCGGCGCCAGCGCACGACGTGAAAAGCGGGCGTCGCGCTCGGGTGGGTATTGCACCCACCGCACGCGATCCGCCAGCCACCCTTGAACCCGATTCTGTAGACGCATAAGGCCCTTTTACCATGTTTGAAGCCTACAAGGTGGCGGTACGGGTATCGCTGATCAACGGCGTATCCGGTGGCTTGCTCGGCATGTCGCGGCAGTTTGCCAAGGTGGATGGCGACGCCAAGCGTCTGCAATCCACGATGGAGCTGATGCAGAAGCGGATGATGATCGGTGGCGCCATGATGGCGACCGGCTTCTTCGGGCTGAAAATCTTCGACCATGCATTGAAGCCGGCCGAAGAGTACGCCTCGACGCTGAACCGGTTGAAGATGGCCGGCTGGAATCAGGTCGAGATTGCCGGCGCGGTCAGCGATGCGTGGAAGAACACGCACACGGTGATCACCAGCACGGTGAACCAGAACCTGAGTTCATTGCTTGATCTGAAGAATATCCTGGGCAATCTGGACGAGGCGCGGCAGGCGCTCCCGATTGTGACGCGCGTGCAGGCGGTGCTTCAGTCATCGTCGGAAGGCAAGGTCAGCGGCAACGCCAAGGATCTGGCTTATTCGATGACCAAGGCATTGGATGTCATCGGCGCCGCCAAAAACATGCCGGACTTCGAGAAGCAGGCCGGCATGATGGCGAAGGCCATCATTGCCACGCAAGGCCGCGTGACACCGGAGGCATTCAAGGGCGTGTTTCAGTACACCCGACAGGCCAAGTTCCAGCTGAGCGATGCCTACAAATACACGATCCTGCCGACGCTGATTCAAGAGAACGCATCGAGTGGCGGCGGTGGCGGTGGCTCGCGCGGTGTTGGCCCGATGCAGGCGGCGTTCTACCGCTGGGCGATTCAGGGATACATCAACAAGAAATCGCTCCCTTTGCTGGAATCGCTGGGGCTGGTGAAAGCCAATACGGCGCTAAGCACCACCACACAAGAGACGACGGTCGGCGCGATGAAGGATGCCAACCTGGCGGCATCGAACCCGTTCGAGTGGTCACAAAAGGTGCTGATCCCTGCCATTTACAAAAAATACGGCAAGAACATCACGCAAGATCAGCTGCTGACTCATATCAACCAAGCCATGCGAGGCAATCAGTCGGCCGCCGCGATGATGGCTGAGTTCGCCGCCAAGCCGCAGAACTTCATTCGTGACGCGGCCAACATTCAGCAGACGATGAGCGTCGGGAACGCCTACAAGGCGGCGGTCAGCCATGACCCGAAGATTGCCGGCGAAGCACTCTCGGCGCAGTGGGAGAACTTCAAGACGGCCACGTTGATGTCGGTGGTGCCGGTGCTGATTCCGGCCCTGATCAAGCTGACCGACTGGCTGACCAAGTTCACTGATTGGGCGCGCGAGAATCAGACCACCGTGAAGTACCTGGCGCTGGGCTTTGCTGGGCTATCGGCGGCGCTGGCGTTTGGCGGCGCGCTCACCCTGGTACGGGTCGGGTTTCAGGGACTCGGTCTGCTGCTGGGTGGCGGTAGTCTGCTGCGCTCTATCGGTGCGCTTGCCGGTCGTTTCGGCGGGCTGGTTGTGAGTGGCGTCACGAAGATCCCGACGATCCTCGGCTTTCTCGGCAACGCGCTGATGTGGGTCGGGCGTGCGCTGCTCGCAAACCCCATCGGCCTCGCCATCATGGCCGTTGCTGCAGCCGGCATCTACATCTACCGGCACTGGGCGACCATTGGCCCCTACGTGATGAAGGTCTGGCACATCGTCTCGACGGCGTTTCGTGAGGGCATCCAATGGGTATGGACGTCCATTCAAGCGGTTTGGAAACGCCTTGAGCCGTTCGCCAAGCTTTTCGGGCACATCATGGGGGCAGTGTTCGATTTCATCGTAGATGGGGTTTCAAAGGCGTTCCACGCCATCTCGAACATCATCACCAAGATTTGGGAATACATCGCCAATTCGCGCGTTGGCAAGGCGATTGGATGGGTCAAGGACAAAACGGTCGAAGGTGCACACGCTGTCGCGAGGGGCGCGAACGCTGCGCTCAATGCAGGCGACGCATGGGCGACGCGGGAAGATCGAAAGCTTGCGGGGGGCGGCGTCGCCCCACCGCCTATCCAGTGGATCACCGCCCCGCCGGCAGGATCGATGAACACTGTGGCAAGCCTGCCGCCGCCACGCATCCCCACGATCAAGTCCGTGCACTCAGTGCCGCGCGTGGCAGCGTCGCCCAGCCCGAAGCAAGCTGCATCCGCCCACACGGCGTCATCACCCTACGTCGCCCCCCGCAAGGGTCAGACCGTGCAGGTCAACTCGACCGTCAACCTCGACGGCCGCGCCGTCGGCAAGGCGGTCACCACGCACGTTGCCAACGAGGTTGCGCGCCCGCAGACCGGCCGCTCCGGTTTCGACCCGTCCGCCGCCGCGCCGCCTATCGGCCTGAGCTACGCATTCTGAGATGACCATGACGACTCGCGTCACCCTCGGCGATCTGACCTTCGCCTACATGGAAGTGCCCGAATCCATCCCGTTCGGCGGGGAACAGCGCCTGACCGTGCATGAACTGGTCGGTGGCGTGCGCGTGGTCGACGCCATGGGTCGGTCGGACATGCCACTGGAATGGACGGGCTATTTCCTCGGCGACACGGCGCTGGAACGCGCCCGCTATCTGGATACGCAACGGGTGAGCGGGCAGGCGTTACTGCTCACCTGGTCGGAGCTGCGCTATCGGGTGGTGATCCAGAAGTTCGAAGCCTCATTCGAGCGGCCGTATCAGGTGCCGTACCGCATTTCGTGCGTGGTGGTGGAGGATCAGACTGGGCCGGTGATGACGGTGGAGCAGCCCTCGGTCGATGACTTGATGGCCGGCGACATGGGTCTGGTAAGTGGCTTCGGCAGCCTGATCGGCGACGGCCCCCTGTCCGGACTGATCGGCACGCTCGGCACCGCCATTCGCACCGTGTCCAGTTTCGCCAATGCCGCGCAATCGACGATCAATACCGTGATCGCACCGATTCAGGCCGTCCAAGGACGCGTCGGTCTTTTGATCGCCTCGGCATCGAACACGATCAGCAACGTCGGCACGCTGGGCGGCTTGCTGCCGAACTCTCCCATTTCGCAATCCGTGGCCGCGCTCAGCCAGCAAGTCAGCTCTTTCGGCCAGCTGTCGCCGCTGTACGGGCTGCAGGACACGCTCGGGCGCATGAATGCCAACCTCGGCAGCGTGGCGGGCAACACGCAGAGCCAGAGCGTGGCAGGCGGCAATCTGTACGCCATCGCCGCCAACGCCTACGGCGACGCCAGCAGCTGGACAGGGATCGCCAAAGCCAACGGCCTGACCGATCCCAATATCAGCGGGCTGCAGACGTTGCACATTCCCTCGGGTGTCGACTCTGTGGGTGGCATGCTTGGCCTCTGACCTTCCCCTTGCCGCGGCACGCCGGCCACGCGGCCTGGTGCGCGTGAACGATCAGCCGGTGAGCGGCTGGATCGAGTTGGAGGTGGATAACAACACCTACCGCGAGGCCGACACCTTCAGCGTGTCGTTTGCGCTGTCGAAACTGATCGCGCCCGCGACGCCGGCATGGTTCGCCAGCCAGACCGTGATGCATGTCGAGGTCTTTTTCGGCTTTCCGGCCAACCCGGAAAACTACGGGGCCAGCGACCTGACGAGTTACCTTTATGGACTGGTGGACAGCGTGGATTTCGATCCGGTCGGCCGCACGTTGCGCCTGTCCGGTCGCGATCTGACCTCGCTGTTCATCGACGCCAAGACGACCGAGAAGTTTCCCAACCAGACGGCCTCGCAAGTGGCGACCACGCTGGCCGGCAGGCACGGGCTCAAGGCGGTTGTCACGGCGACCACCACGCCGATCGGCCGGTATTACCAGATCGACCATGTGCGCATGACCTCGGACTCCACCGAATGGGAGTTGCTGGCATGGATGGCCGACATGGAGCAGTTCCGCGTGTACGTGCGCGGCCAGAGCCTGTATTTCGAGCCGCAACCCGATCCCGCCAACGCGCCGGCTTATCCGATGATCTGGCGCGAACCGCAGGGGAGCGTCGGCCACTTCGCCAGTAGCGCGATACAGATGAGCTTTCAGCGCACCCTCACCGTCGGCAAAGGTGTCGTCGTGCAGGTGCATTCGTGGAACCCGAAACAAAAGGCCGGCTTCACCGCGACCTACCCGACGGGCAAGGCGAAGGGCATCAAGCCCGGATCGGCCACCGCGCCGGCGCAGGTGTACGTGAAGAACATCGCCAACCTGACGCAGGAACGGGCGCAGCAGCAAGCACGATCCCTCTACAACGACATCATCAAGCACGAGATGAAGCTGTCCGCTTCGTTGCCTGGTGACAACCAGCTGGACATCACCAACGTGATCGCAGTGACAGGGACGGGCACCGCATTCGACCAGAACTACTTCCCGCAGAGCATCACACGCCGACTCGGTATCGACGAGGGCTACACGATGCAGATCAGCGCCAAGAACCACTCCACCGATACGAGCCTGATGCAATGACCGCCTCACGTTTGCTCAACAGCCTGCGCGCGCACTCGCAGATGGCCGGACAGGGCCGTGGCTCGATGCGGCTGGGCTTGGTCACGTCCTACGATCCGGCGACCTACAGCGTCAAGGTCAGCATGCAGCCCGATAACGTGGAGTCCGGCTGGATTCCGGTCGCTGCGCAAGCGGTCGGCAACGGCTGGGGCATCCTGACGCCACCGCGCATCGGCGATCAAATCCTGGTGCTGATGCAGGACAGCGATCCGGAAGCGGGTGTCGCGGCATGGTGCCTGTTCAATAACGTCGATGTGCCGCCAGCTGTGCCCTCGGGCGAATTCTGGATGATGCACAAGACCGGCAGTTACCTGAAGTTCCTGACCGACGGCAGTGTGGATATGCACGTCGCCAAGAACCTGACCGCTTCCGTGGCCGGCACGACACAGATCACCGCGACCGGGGCAGTCACGCTGACGGCACAAGCGGACGTGACGGCGACCATCGCCGGCAAGCTGTCCGCCACCGCGACGGGCACCGGCACGCTGTCGGCTTCGTCGTGGTCGATCACCGGCAACGTCAGCCTGACCGGCACCTTCACCGCGACCGGCGACGTGATCGGCAAGGGCCACAACCTGAGCACGCACGTTCACAGCGGCGTGACCTCGGGCAGCAGCAATTCCGGCACACCCATAGGCTGATGACATGGCGAACTTGAACGATCTCGATCACTACTGGGGTGGCGATCTGAGCACGACCCCGGCCGGTGACGTGCTGACGGCTCAGGGAACGGCGCGTGGCCAGCAGCGCGTGCTGCGTCGCCTGCTGACCAATCCACGACAGGTGCTGGCTGACGGCACGATCCTGCCGCCTGACTATGCGTGGCAGCCGACGTACGGCGCAGGGTTGCCGCGCATGATCGGCACCAACGCCAGCGTGTCGGAAATCACCGCGGCGATTCGTGGCCAGCTCTATCTGGAAGCCTCCGTTTCACGCATCCCGGAACCGGTCATCATGGTCAATCCGCTACCCGGTGGCGTGGCCGTGAGTGTGCAATACAACGACGCCGCCAGCGGCGGCCCGACCACCCTTTCCTTTTCCGCGAGTGCATGATGGCTTCCGTCAATTCCAAGAGTTTCACGCAGCTCGTTTCGGACTTCGCCACGGCGGTGCAGTCGCGATCCTCCGCACTGGCGGACTTCACCATCGGCTCGATCCTGCGCGCGATCTCCGAAGCGACCGCCTCGGTTACCGTGTGGATCGAAAGCCTGATCCTGCTGCTGCTGCAGACCACGCGGGCCGCCACGTCCAGCGGTGGCGATCTGGACAGCTGGGTTTTGGATTACGGCCTGAGCCGACTGGCCGCCGTGGCCGCCACTGGACAAGTCACGTTCTCGCGCTTCACGCCTACCAATCAGGCGACGATCGCACCGGGCGTGCTGGTGCAATCCTCCGATGGCTCGCTGCAGTTTGCGGTGACGGTTGACACGACCAATGCCGCATGGTCGGTCAGCTTGAGCGCCTATGTCATCGCGGCCGGCGCTTCCAGCATCACGATCCCGGTGCAATGCACGACCACCGGGCCGACCGGTAACGTGATCGCGGGCGCGATCTCGCTGCTGGCCTCGGCGATCCCGTACGTGGACACGGTGACCAATGCGCTGGCCTTCAGCACCGGCATCACGGCGGAAACCGACACGGCGCTGCGGGCGCGTTTCGTCAGCTACATCGCCAACCTGTCCAAGGCCACGAAAGCGGCCATCGGCTACGCGGTGACCTCGGTACAGGCGGGCGTGACCTATGTGCTGGTGGATAACACCGACTACAGCGGCACGACCGACCCGGGGTACTTCTATGTGGTGGTGAACGACGGCACCGGGGCGCCTTCCTCGACCTTCCTGACCAAGGTGTTCAACGCGGTCGACGCGGTGCGCGCGGCCGGCATTCGGTTCAACGTCTATGCGCCGGTGGACGTGACGGCGACCATCGCGCTGACGGTGGGCATCGCCGCCGGCTATGACCCGACGGCCACGCGCGTGGCCGTGAGTACGGCCCTCACCAGCTACATCGCCGCCCTGAATATCGGTGCCACGCTGTCCTACACGCGCCTGGTGCAGATCGCCTACGACGCGTCGGCGGGCGTGAACAACGTCACCAGCCTGACCCTGAATGGCGGAACATCTGATCTCGCGGCCACGCAACAGCAATTGATCGTGCTCGGCACGCTGACGGTGAGCTGACCATGACGGGCGATACCGCAAACATCTTCGCGCGCCTGAAGAACGCGCTGCCGCTGCGCTGGTTCGGGCTGACCTCCGACAGCGTGCCGGTGATCGACAGCGTGCTGTGGGGCATCGCCTCGCTGCTGGCGTTCGCCTACTCGCTCTACGCCTACGCCAAGCTGCAGACGCGCATCCTGACGGCGACGGATACATGGCTCGACCTGATTGCCTATGACTACTTTGGGGGCGCCCTGAAGCGCGGCGCAGGGCAGTCTGACGCGGGCTTCCGTTCCGCGATCCTCGCCAATATGTTCCGCGCGAAGGCGACGCGAGCCGCCATCTCCGCGATCCTGACCCAGCTGACCGGTGTCGTGCCCACGATCATCGAGGTCTGGCGACCTGCCGACACCGGCGCCTATGGATCGCTCACGACACCGGCGTTCGGCATCATGGGTTATGCCGTGGCTGGAAATTACGGCAGCACCGTGCTGTCGTGCCAGATCTTCATCACGACCGCGCCGGGGCTCCCCGGTATCGCCGATGCCGACCTGTACGCCGCCGTGGATGCCACCAAGGCGGCGGGTATCGAGGCGTGGGTTCGCATCACCTGATACCTACCCAGCAGCAACCCCCTTTCAAGCGCCTACGGGCGCTTTTTTTCATGCCGGAGACTTGAATGGATCGCCTGATCGTCTACCCCGCACAAGTCCCGCTCGACTCGGACGTGCTCAACACCAACCGCAGCGTGATGATCGCGCTCGGCAAGCTGGCTGGCGCGATGTTCGGTGCCAGCAACGTCGCAGTGAACGGGCTGAACTGCACACCCGGTACCGGCATGGCGGTGAATGTCGCCTTGGGCGAGATGTACAGCCTGCAAACGGTGGACGCCACCGCCTACGGCACGCTGGCGGCCGACACGGCCGATCAGATCGTGAAGCAGGGCATTCAGCTGGGCACGGTCTCCGAAGCCACGCCAGCACCCGGTACCGCGGGACAGTCCGTCGTCTACCTGATCGAGGGCCAGTATCAGGACAATGATGCGATCCCCGTCGTGCTGCCGTACTACAACGCCTCCAATCCCGCCGCCGCCTACGCCGGCCCCGGTAACAATGGCGTGGCGCAGGCCACCGAGCGTCAGGGCATCATCGCGTATCAGGTCAAAGCGGGCGTTGCGGCTACCACCGGCACGCAGCTTGACCCGACGCCGGATGCCGGGTGGACGCCGCTCTGGTTCGTGACGATTGCCAACGGCGCCGTGAGCGTGGTTCAGGCGAACATCCGGCGTGCGGTCGGCCCGACGTGGATTTCCCCTGGTGGCGTGCAGCCTTGGACGGCGCCCCCTAGCGGCACCACGCTCATCCCTGGCGCCCGCGTGATCCCACCGAACGATGCCAGTACCGTCTCCTACGTGTTACCGGCCACGCCCAACGATGGCGACGCGGTCGAGTGGCGTCAGGGCCCCACGGCTTTCAACACGCATGCGGTGACCTTCCAGCGCAACGGCAACACGATCATGGGCATTGCCGAGGACATGACGCTGGACGCACCCAATCAAGGCGGTTCGCTGGTCTGGCGTGCAGCCACCACCACATGGCGCGTGTTCGCCACTTCCATTTCCGGAGTCTGATCCATGAGCAACTTTTCGCAGTTTTTCGGCGCGGGCGGCACGCTTCCTTTCGCCAAGGTCTTGCCCGCGTATCTGACCGGATTCGTCAAGAAGTTCCCGAGTGGAAACACGGTTATCCCGGTACCCGGCACGTCGTATTATTACCAGCTCCCCGATGCGAATCAGGCGGCGGCGTCGAAGTACATCACGCTGGTGGACAATTCCACTGGAACCGTTTTGAGAACGTATACCGACGTGGATTATGGTGATCCGACCGGATCGACTTATCAGGGGCTGAACATTTTCTATGTTGACACGTCAGTGTCGCCGCCCCTGCTTTATACGTGGTCGACGAATAACAATCTCAGCGACGCGCTCGCATCCAGCGCCGTCATCCTGAAAACATTCACCTTCCCTGCTGATGCCGTCACGGCGGTGACGACCCTCACGGCCGCCGCCGGTTCGCTGCCGTGGCCCATCAGTTACGCCAAGCGCGGCAACTGCGTCAACACGACGAACGGCGGCGGCGTGAATACGACGGGCGCAGGCTTTGCCTACAAATCCGGCACCAGCATCATCATTCGAGGCGTGGGCGTGTTCGGTGGCGGCAGCGCGCAGATCACGGTGGACACGACCACTGGCGCATGGACGAGTCAGGGATCGGGCTGGTTCGCGTCAGCACCAGCTGGCCACGCGGCCTACTACACCACCGCTGATGGGACGATTGGATGCGGTGCATTGATTGCCGATGGGTTGACCGTACCCACTACCGCGAATTACGCCAATCTGACGGGCGGCAGCATCAACGAACTGATTTCCAGCGCGCTTCATATCGGCGTGGCTGAATTCGCCGGCCCCAATGCCGGATTCAGCATGACGCGCAGCAGTGGCGTGGTTCCGGTGCTTGTCGGCACAAAATATCTTGCCTACATCTCCGGTCAGTCCAATCAGTATTATCAATCGACAAGTTCAAGCACCCTCGGCACCATCGTCACATCGAAAAACCCGAACCTCTATTTGCGATCCGATATTGACAACCTGATTAATTCGATTCACTCCTATTACAACGGTCGCTTCGGAGTCTGATCCATGAAAATCTCCACGCCACTCATGACGAACACCGTAGGCGCCATTCAATACCCCGGCACCCCAGCCGATTGGCAAAACACCCAGATCGAATCAAATGCACTCGTCGGTGACTACGACGGCGCACTCTATCTGGGCGACGGCGTGACCAAGGCCTTTGACTGGTCGACCTACACGCCGCCCGTGCCGACCTACGGCCTCATCATCACGCCGCTGGCACTGCTCAATCGTTTCCTGCCGGCGGAAGAGTCCGCGATCCGTTCGGCGCAAGCTTCCAGCACGTCGATCCAAGGGCTGATGGATCGCATCCACCTCGCCGCCTTCATTGACCTCACCGATCCGGTGACCGAAGGCGGCATCAACGCACTGGTGACGGGTGGCCTGCTGACGGCGTCGCGGGCGAGCGCCATGCTCACCACGCCCGCGACATGGAAGGAATTGCCGGCGTTCGTGCAGGCGCAGTTCGCCACTCCCTGATCCTGCTGCCTGAACCCACCTCACGCTCCTAGCGAGCGACCCGAAGGAATCCCCATGATTCGCTATCTCTTGATGGCGCTGCTCCTTGCAGTGCCCGTTTCTGCGTGGGCGCATGTCCAGCTTGAGCTGGGTGCGGGCGTCAGCCACGCCGGCATTCGATCCAATGGCACTTGGTATCAGCAAGGCCTCCCGTACACACTGAAAACCGAGTCGCCCGCACTGGAAATCAATCTGCGCTGGCAGATCAAGCCGAACCTCGACCTGGTCACCGGCGTGGTGGATCTCGGACGCTACAGCAGTGACTCGCTGGATAATCCGAGCGATGCCGCCTACGCCGCCCACGTCAGCCTGCCCCTGGCGCACTACGTCGGTTCGGGCCGCTTGTGGGGACTTCAGGTGCTGCTTGAACACCGTTGGGGCGACCGCTGGCAGGTGGGCGTCAAGGGTGGACTGATCCTGTACCGCGAGAGCTGGCGCATGGACGTGCCGGACTGGTATCCGTCTGATCCGGTGGGCGTGCCGACGTGGTACACGCCGCGCGAAACCGTCGGCGGCTACCACATCGGGCCGATCGTGCCGATCCATACCGTCGATCAACGCTGGGCCGTGGGCGCGATAGTGGGCGTCACGCTGAGCCATCGCGACTGGCCGGTGGCGCTGTCACTGGAATACGTCAAGGATGGCGCGAAGTTCAGCGGGCATCCGGGTGGCTGGCCGCCGTTGTGGACGGATCATCTCGTGGCGCTGGTCAGCTACCGGTTCTGAAAGGCTGCCGGCCGTGATGTTGCACGCCAGCACGCCATCCGTGTACTATTCGCCATCTGAAGCGGGTTGGAGAGGTATGCGGAAGGGCTCTGTCAGATAGAGCACGGAGCGTGCCCCCGCTACCATGTTTATCTGCGACGACGGCGCTATCTCTGCAAAGAGGGCGCCGTTTTCATTCCTGACGATGACAGACGATCCAACCAGGGCGATCAACGCCTGCCGCACGGCCGGCACATCGCGTCGATCAGTCAGCCCAGCAACAATTCCGCGCCACCGCTCCCGCATTCTCGGCACCATCTGCGCCGGCTGGTGATTGCGTAGCGCGATCAATTCCGCCTTCGCTGCATCCACGTTGCGCTCTGCCGACACCAGTTCCGACTTCGTGCTGGCTGTGATGATGCCGGCGCGCAATGCAGCCATGATGTTGCCGTGCACCTGTTCGGCATGAGCGAGCTTTCGTTCCGCACATGCTGGATCTGGCGCCGACGCCTTGATGGCGGCAGTCATGGTGCGCTGGTACTGAATAAACCGCGCCTCGACCAGCAGCGCCGATTGAATTCCTGCCAGCAACGCCGTTTCTGCGGCTTGCCGTGGTACGCGCAGCCGGGACGAGCAGACGCTATCCCCGCGATCCTTGTGCGCCGAGCAGCCGTAGCGGTAGCGATCCACGATCACCAACGGGCCGCCGCACTCTGCACAGCGCAGGATGCCGCTCAGCAGGTGCCGTGGCGGACGCCCCGGCCCAGCACCGGGGGTCATGACCGCAAAGGGTTGCATGCCACGCATGCGCGCCTGCGCCGCCGACCACGTCGTCGCGTCGATGATGGCCAGCTCAGGTCGCTCGGTCGTGATCCACTCCGATGCGTGGCGTTCCTGTCGCACACGTCGACCGGTTTCTGGATGCTTTACCCAGCGGCTACGGTTCCACACCTGTCGCCCCATGTAGATCGGGTTGACGAGAATGCCGATGCCGCGACGCATGTCGCCATAGACCGCGGTCATGCTCCACACCTTGCCGAGATCGGCACGGGCGGATGGCACACCGTCCCGGTTCAATCCCGACACGATTGCGCGGGGACTGCTGCCGGCGATGTACTCGGCGAAGATGCGTTGCACGATGGCAGCCTGCGCCTCGTCAATCACCCGCTCGCCGACGCCAGCCACACGGTAGCCATAGGGCAGGCCTCCGGCACTGGCGCCCGCCAGAGCGCGTCCTGTGAGACCGCGATGGGTCTTGTCGCGCAAGTCGTCCAGATACAGCTCGCCCATCAGGCCGCGCAGGCCGACATCCGCCTTGTGGCCTTTGCGGCCCGTATCCAGCCCATCACTGACGCCGATCACACGCACACCGGCAAAGGTCAGCCGCCGCGTGGATTGCGTCGCCTCGATGCTGTCGCGCGATAGCCGGCTCAGGTCGTCGACCAAGATCACGTCGTACTGGCTCGATTCCGCCATCAGGCGCAGATAGCCTGGCCGGTCGTTGCGCGCACCGCTCATGGCTGCATCGGTGTAGGCCACGGGCGCGGCCCAGCCCTGACGCTCGCAGTAGGCGCGACAGTTGCGCAGCTGGTCGTCCAGGCTGGCATCACGCTGAGCGTCTGAACTGTACCTGGCATAGGCGGCGGTTCGCATGGCGGAGACTATGCCGCCTTGTCCGATTGCTGCAACGGGACGGGATTCGTGCGCTCATCGGAAGAATCGTTGCGCAGTGCGGCTTGCTCCCGCAGATAATCCGCCGCATCAGCCAGTGCGAGAGCATCGACCAAGCGCAGGATCACCGGGGAAGGTACGGACTGCGGCTGCTGGGTCATGCTGCTGTCGCCTCCGCGTACGCTTGCTGGATTCGCTGGAACTGGTCCGGGCTGCCGCCCTTGTCGGGGTGATGCTGGGAGCGCAGGCGCTTGTACGCCTCGTCGATCACTAGCCGGGCCGCTGCTCGCGGCACGCCGAGGACGACGCTCCAATGCGCCGCGCTCTCGTGCTCGATGGCCGTGAAGCCAGCGAAGGCGCGCTCCATCATGTCGGAGCTACCCCAGCGCTCGATGCCACGGATCGCGTCGATGGTCTTCGTGATCGCGCGCATGTTCGCCTCGCACTTCGCGAACTTGTCACAGGCCAGCACCATGTCGACGCCCTTACGCACGAAATACACGGCGATGCCTTCGTCGTCGGTTTGCGGCTGCTGGCTGTACGGCATGCCATCCTGACGCAGTTTGAGGTTGCTGCTCACGATGACGCGCGAGGCTCCGAGGCGGGCAAGCTCGCTCATCAGCTCGCGCATCGCACTGTCTGTGGACTCGGTCTTGAACGGGCTACTGCCACAGCGCCACGTCGGCGTGCGCGGCCAGCCTGCGGGCCAAGTGAGCGGGTAGCGCTCTTCGGGTCGCATGCTCATGCAACGTTCCTCAGTGCTTCGAATAGATCGCCGGTAGCCGGATCGCGCATCTCGACATACCGCCGCCGACAGTCCGCAACCATGCCCATCAGCGTCCAGTAAAAATCCTTGTTCTGCGGGTGACGGCGGCGTCTGCCGGCTTCGGCGAGATATACGCGGGCGCAATGGAGTTGGAAGGCACGTTCGGTCATCACATCACTCCCATCAGCCGCAGGTCGAGCTCGTCGACCTGGTCGCGCAGCGCATGCCGCGCGCGGTTGATTTCGTGGGCGATCCGGACGCGGATGCGCGGATCGTTCGCCAGTTCATCGAAGCTATATGACTGCATGAAGTAGTGCAGTGCACCGCGCTGGTCGCGACGGAACAGGCGGTATGTGACCGAGCTGTCGCCGACGACGCGGCCCCAGCTGAAGCCGGCGGTCTTCTTGGGGGCACGGCCGCGGCGGTGGCGATTGATCACGCCGACTCTCCGGGTGATGGGGCGGCGGCGAGCCCGTACTCGCTCTCAGTCATGAACTCGTCCCGGTCAATAACCGAAAACTTTCCGTCTTCCTTGAGAATGCGTAGCAACACATCGCATACCTCGGCGCGAAACACATAGCCCTGATCCGTAATGAAGCGTCCTTTCGTTCCTGTCTGCACCTCACCCTGTGCTACTGGCTCGGCAGCGGTAAGCAATCGCTCGACCTCTGACACTGGATCGCCTTCTTCTTTCATTCCGAGTAGGGACAGAATGCGGCAATAGTTCTCCGCATCGCGCTTCGCCACTAGCGCCAGCGGGTTGCCTTCGGCATCCACCTTCGCCACCTGATCTGGCACGTTTGCCTGTAGCGCATCCTTGACCATCTCCACCGTCATCACGTTGTATGGGATATCACCCACCGCTGCGATTATCCAATGTGCTAGGGCATCAGTAATCATCACCGGCTGTGCTGGCGGGGCGCCGTATGCTGGCCCGCATAGCACATGGCGCGGGTTATTCGCGGAGAAGTTTTCAGGGTTGTTTATCCCGTCGTTTTCACAGAACGACATTCGACCTGTATCACCGTGCTGAAACACCCAGCCAATTGGTACCACCCCCTCGTCCGCCTCGATGCTGTCGGCAAGGATTTTGTCGATCTCCTGAACGGTAATGGCTGCGTTGAGCTTAGTGCCCTCTTCCATTTGCCGCCCGGCGCCACCACTTACCGGAACCTTTGAGAAATGGTCCAGCTTGTTACGCAACTCCCTGATCTGCTCCATCGGGTTCTTGTTCATCAGATAACTCCCCAGTACCGGTAGAAGGCGCGCCACATTGCACGCCTTGATGCGTTTCGGGTTGTGGTGTTCCAGTTCACGGAAGTTTCTCCACGGCGGCGAGGGCTTTGTCGATTTTCGGAAGATGCGTGAATTCGTAGGCAAGGGAACGCGGGAGGTTTGCTAGTTCACTACGTGCATCTTTCAAAGCCTCATGCTCGGCAGTGAACGCGGAGCGGGCTTGCTCTATCGCATCCGTTTTCACTCCGCACACTTGTAACGCGCCAATACCTGCATCCAGCACCGCCAGCGCCTCGGGGATTTCAGTGGTCATGGGATTCTCCTTGGGTGGCGGCAATATCGTCTACGTAACCACTGCGCTTACAAACGTCGCACCATTGGCGCTCAAGATCGTAGCCACGGCATGCCGGACAGACACGCTTGGGAGTGCGTACGGAGAATGAAACGGTAGGCATCAGCCGCTCAATTCGCGCCCACCTCTCAGTCCACTCGAAAGGAATGTTGAATTTCACGGCGTGTACCTCGGAGCCTTTGAAACCATTGCCGACCACACCAAGGCTGCCGTAGCGTGGCGCCAGTCGTCAGCGCCACCCGGCCCACAAAGGAGCGATTCAGCTCCTTCGGATTCCATTTCGGGGGTCTGCTTGATGGGCACGAGAACCCATCCGTCCCGCACATCCTCCACCGAATACTCAGCGCTCATGGCGTTCTTCTTTGGCGAAGTGTTCTAGGGCGGCACGCATGGCTTCAAATACAGGCGGATAAACGGGATTGCCAGAGTTGTAATACTTGCAACACGCGACCTCCACGTCCGCGTCACTCACCGCCCGTGCTGGCGGGTGGGTGAATAGCGGAGTGACTTCCCATCTATACGTTTCGGCAGTGATATTTGCAGACGCCTGATTACCGCAAGGGATAATCTTTCCAAGGTGGTCAGTTACCGCCCAAACAGCGGCGTGAGAATTACCCGGCGGCTCAGTTGCGTCTATGCCTGTGTACCCCAAAGATCTAAGCATTGCTTCTGCACGCTGCGCCCTACGCTTCCAGTCAAGCAAGTCCTCTCGCGCACCTTCGTAAGCGTCTCTGTCCGCACTCACCTTTGGTGGCGCGACGGATTGCAGGGCGGCTTTCATGCTGTCGAAATCAGAGTCCATGAAATCTTTCCAGCCATCTTGGGCCTGCATCCACTCGCGCTTCTTATCTCGTGCCGCGATCGCATCACGCACATCCTCATCGCTCACCACGATAGATCGCGCGGGGTGGGTGTTGGATATTGCATCGCCAAGAGTAGAGACGCAGACAAGAATGAAATTACCGTTCTGTGTCGTCTTAGCGATCATCCGGCCAGGTGCCGCATGTGCGTCACGTAGCAATCCCTCCGCCCCGCCATCGCCCTCGGCGTCGAGGATGGCCTCAAGCTTCTGCGCGAAGTCGCCGCACAGCTCGTTGCGCATTTCCTTCGCCAACTCCCTCAGCTTGTCTTTCATGCCGACACCGCAATCGGGTTCATCGCGAAGTACAGCTCGGCGCAGGCCGGTGGTCTCGGTATCGAAGACGAGGATGCTCATGCGGCCATCTCCTCGCTACGCTCCGGCGGCATCAGCGACAGCTCGACGGTCTCCTGGATCAGCTGGCAGAGCTTGCCGGACGTGCGGCCGTCCTGATTGAAGTTGGCCGACCAGCGCACTGTGCAGCTTCCGCCGTCGAGCGCCTCGAACGCGAAGCCGTGAATCTCCACGTCGTCGAGCTTGATCACCTCGTCGAGCGCGAGGCCGGACTGGATGGCGATCTTGTAGCCAGGGAAGTCCTCGTCCCATTTCAGCGGCGCCAGGTGCGGCAGCTTTCGTGCGGTGAGGCCATCGCTGTCACCCAGCGGCAGATCGGCTTGCTCACCGGCAGCGGGCTTGCGGTACAGCAGCTTGCGCAGCGACTTGTCGAAGTTGTCGAGCACGCTGCTGTGCACGGTCGATTCCAGCTTGAGCGTGCCGGCGAGGACGTTCTCGTCGCCGTGCTTTTCCATGCGGGGCGTGAAGCTGGTGATCTTGGTCTGCTGATTGGTGAGGCTGAACATGTGGCTCTGCTCCAGTCGGGAAGGGATGGCCGATTACGTCGGCGAGGCGGGTTGGGATGGGTTATTCGGTGCAGGAATAGTTCTGTGGGCAGGAACCGTGCCCCGCGCACTCGTTGGGTTTGAAGCAAAAAGCGGGACACTTGCCATTCACCGGATGGTCGAGCTGCCAGATGACAGGGCTTGCCGGGTAGGGCAGCGTTTTCGCGTCAGGCTTGTAGGTCTCGCCGGAAACGGTTTTCCCCGTCAGCTTCTCTGCGATGATCTTGGCGTCGTACGCAGTGGAGCCCTCGCAATAGCCGGCGCTTCCGTCAGTGAATTTCAACCAAAAACCTTGCATGTCGATTCCTTGCCGGTAAGCGCCGACTCGCGTGGGAATGGGTTACGCGCTGAACTTGCCGGCCGCGACCGTGCCGAGGTCATACAGCGGCTTCTGCTCGCCCTTCGGCAGCAGGCTGATCAGGTCGACCGCGGCGTCTAGCGCGTCCTTGTCCGTCGCGTTGGCGATCGCGTCGTGGATCTCCTGGGCAGTGATGTCCGGGCCGGTGGCGGCGCGCTGCGGCTCGTCGCCGGTTGGCGTGCCAGTGAGTTCCTGCTCGATCTGCTGCAGCGTCTCCGGCGTGCGCGAGGCTTGCGTCACGCTGACCGTCTTCAGCTCGCCGATGTCCTGCAGCTCGTCCTGCGTCTGCAGGCCCATCGACAACTCGGGAGCGAAGGCGCG